GTCATCAACAGCGTTGTTAATAACGATGTCATATGTGCCATTAATTTCTTCATTCTCAAGTTCTAAGGTAACGTGTTCAGGCTCTTCGTATTTTACTCCCGCAGATTTTAATAGACCCTTAAAGACAGCCTCAACTATATCCCCAAGCATCATATTCATAATAAACGTAGTAGGTAGTGGTAACGCCACCTCTGGCTTATTCTTTTCATACCAGAGTTGGCAAGTGGGACGACCTATGTTGGACATTCGCAACTTAAAGTCGCCCCTCTTTTTACCACTACCAAACTGTCGATGTAATGCATCAGCTACGTCATTAGAGACTTGTTGAATTACCTCCTCTGACATTTCGGTTTTGCCTTTTACAGCATCTTCCATGTACTGATGCAACGCTAGTTCAGCAGGATGATGCATTACGCCACCATCTCATCATCAATGATGTCTTCTACTTCAAGGTCAATGATGTCTTCTACAGCATCAACATCTTCGTCTGACATCTTCTCAGTAGCTTTTTCTGTCCACTGATTGATGATGTAGTTGTTATAGCTATCAACCCATGCCATGAAGTCACCGAACAGTGTCTGGTCTTCCTGAGTGATTTCTATAGTATTGGTAACATCAAGTGATGCAACAGGCACGTAGTACTTCGCACCCGTAGGAATTGTACGTTCATCAGTATTGGCAGTAATGATGTGCTGGATAGGAAGACGCTGCATCTTAGCCAACTGTACAAAGCTATTACCAATCTCCTTGAAGGCTTCACGATTATCAATCTCCCAGATGAATGCGGATGTGATAGGCTCTACAGCCTCACCCTTATCATTGGTAGGGTTAATCATTTCGACTTCACCAAAGACAGCACGTACACGCTTGATGGATTTTAACAAGTCCTGCATATCTTTAGGCAGTGCTGCCCAATCTTTGATGTAACCTGCTGGCTTACCACAATTAAAGCCACCAGCGTTATCCTTTAGGTCAACGTCTAGTGTATCAGCCATGATACTCTTTACATACTTGCCCGGATTCTTTGCATCACCCTGAATGAAACGCTTGTGCATGAAGCGTTGCAGGAATGGACGCATCTTGATGCTAGTAGCGTAGATAGGTTCCTTGTCTGGAATTTCCAGCTTGTAGCTACCCCCTTCTACCACCTCAATATTCATCTTCTTACCGTTGACTTCTGCCTCACCCATAATAGGTGTGTGACTAATCTTTAGTCGTGGCAGAGAACCACTACCAGCCGTAGTTTTCTCATTAGCAATACCCATTGCCTTTGCCATAGTAGCATAGTCATCAGTATTAATTGTTGTCAATTGTGTCATATATTGTACTCCTTCCTTTTGAGTTTAGAACCGTAGTTATATCATACTACATCTTTTACGTCAAGCCAATTAGGGCCAATTTTTGCTTCTAATAATAGTGGTACATTAAAATTTATACCCCAACGTGCTGCTATTAGTTCATTCAGTATGTTATTAGTAGACTGTATCACATTGATTACATCTTCTTCTTCATTAGGGTGAACGTCAATAACTATACTGTCATGTACAGAATTTACTATACACGATTTCATACCCTTTAGCAACTCATTAATATGCAATAATGCAATAGGAACAATATCTGCTGTAGCAAATGATTGCACAGGGTAATTCTTTATCTGTGTAAAGTGCGATACACGACCACTTGACTTACGCACTACATTGGGAAAAGCAAACTCACGACCACTAGGCGTAGTTATCTTTTGTTTTTCGATAGCCTCTGTAGCCAGTCGGGAATGCCAAGCTGCAACCCCCTTGTATTTGTCGTTGAAGTGTTCGTAGTACGCTGCTTCCGCAGTAGTTCTTCCATAGCCTGACGCTCCATACAACGGCGCGAATGTATGAGCCTTCGCATCCTGTCGGCTCGTAGGCTGACCAGCATCGGTAATAACTTTAGCGGTGTATGCGTGTACATCAAACCCATTAGATACTTCTTCAATTGCAACTCCATCCTGTGATAAAAATGCGGCGGCGCGAAACTCTAGTTGTGCCATGTCAGCTTCCATTATTTTACCGCCATCGAATCGTGACACAAATACTTTTTTTACAGGGAACGTGCCGCCACGTGGCATGTTCTGCATGTTAGGGTTAGCACCCGACAAGCGACCTGTCGATGTGCGATGCTGTAGTAGGCTGACATGCAGCATATCGTCATGCTTTGTGTAGTTTGCAATACCGTCAACAAAAGATGACAGGTATGTATCTACTGCACTTAGTCGGCGTACCTTGGACAAGAAGTCCACTGCATCGTCCATGCCCTTAGACTTAGCACCTGCTTCAAGTAACTGAAGGTTGACCTTGCTCGTACTAAAACCATTGGCACTAGCCCACTTAGCTGTAGGTGGCTTGAACTTGAAGCCAGCATAAGTAGACGTAGGATTAAATAAATACCCTGCGCTACTGCAAGTAGGACACTTACTCTCCTTAGAGAACGGCTCACCATTCTTTTTTATCTTGCGTATATACCCACTACCTTTGCACTCAGTACATTGTACTGCCTCTGTTCTGTAAAGCCTTTCTGTTCCAGAAGCAATAAGACTGCGGAAATATTCATCATCCATGTATGGGTCAATTTGACTGGCCCAATACTGTTTGTCCAATACCTTACGACCATAGATAACCCAAGACAATTGCTCTGGGCTGTTGAGGTTGATAGGTGTATCACCCATGACCTTACGCACATGAACCTGTAGGCTGTCAATAAGTTGACACTTCTCCTGTTCAAATTCTTGACGCACATCCTCTAGTACGGATAAGTCAACCTTGAAACCACGCTGGTAGATACGTGCTAAACATACTGCTACCTCATTGGTAAGTGTGACGGTAGGCATAAGCATAGCATCGGACTCTGTGTTAAGGCGATACACTAACTTGTCAGACAGTTGCTGTGTAGCACGTAGGTCAGCAGATAGATACTCACACAACTCGTTGTATGGTATGTCTCGTGTGCTGTAACCTTTCTTGAAGTACTCCTTGAGTGTGTCTTGCTTCTTGGTATCTAATTCATACCGTTCAGCACAAGCCTCTAGGGATAGCGGCTCTTTAATGCCACGCTGTAAGACATACTCCCCAAGCATAGTGTCAAAGACAGGGCCATCATATTTGAAGCCAGACTCCCAAATCCACATAAGGTCATAGGCAGCATTATGTGCGATAAGTACAGTAGTCTCATTGAGTGCATCCTGTACAATCCTATGACCATCTTGGGTAGCCTCAACATCATTGTGGTCAAATGTGACAATAGTTTCTTCTCCTGTGTCTGTAAGCATACCCACCATAGTTAGTGAGTTACTTGATTCAAATGGGTCAAGATGTAACTTACCGTTACGCTCTGTTGTTGTATTTTCTACGTCTAATGTTAGTTTCATTTGTTATTCCTTTCAGAGTAAGCCTGAATATTACCACGAGAAAACAAACCCTGCAAGCTAATAAGAAACATCTTTGCGGCGTTGTTATCTCCACCATATACCTGCTGTTTACCCTTTGTGGTGTTTAAAATATCTCTAAGATTGTCTGTCTTGAATACTATAGTAGCATATGTGTCATCCCCAATACATAGGTTATGGAACCAATAGTCAGACTCTGTTGTCTGTATTCCACTAGGTTTACCATTACACTCATACTCAATAGCTATGTTACCAGTACGCATCCACATATCACGTTCTGATTTAACTTCAATCTTCTTATCTTGTAGCATATCAGCTACTTGTTGCTCCCTTACTTTGCCATAAGATAAATCTAAGTCAAACTTCTTACGGTCAAACTCATTAGGTTCTAGTGCTTCATTCATCATACTGTGTACCTCGCTGTTTGATATTCAAGATTACAGTGAACACTACCGTGCCACCCACTCAATTTATTCTTAACAATATTAAGATGACGCTGAACATCTTCCTCATCCTGTCCCTGCACTGGTGGATTCTTAGCAATCAGTACCATTAGGTCAGCTTCTGCCGCTTTACCTGTGCGTGAGCCTTCCATCATACTCTGATTAAGAATAATCTTACCTTCTGCATCAGCAGAAAGCTGCGACATATAAAATACAGCGCAATCATGTTCTTTAGCTATTTGTCTAGCATGAATAGCATTGGCCTTTAGAGCCTCGTCAGGACGTGCAAAGCCACCAGTCTTAGCAAACTTATCTCCCATGTCCAGCAGTACCACATCGGGCTTGTATGCCTTACAGATAGACTCCACCCAATTCATGTCACGGCCTGTCGCATCTTTAATTCTAATACGTTCCTTGACAGGTGCATATAAGTCACGAGCCTTGGAAGGATTAGCTTTAATCTGCTGCATAGTCATACCAGTAGCGGCAGTAAGGTATCTAGCACCAACACGATGGTAGCCTTCCTCATTACACAAGATGATGCAGTTAGCACCCTGATGTGCAAAGCCACCCGGTGCGGCAATGATACTGGCGTGAAAAGATGTCTTGCCAGTGTTAGGTCTAGCACCAACCTCAATCAAGTGACCACCATTAACACCTTCTACCTTGCGTGTAAGGCTGGCAATGTTGAATGTCCAACGTGCCTCAAGGTCATTACGAGCAAGCAATGTCTCAATGTCAATGTCATCCCACTCCACGTTAAGGTTAGGGGTGAAGTCATCACCATACTGTTCTAGCAAGTTACGAATGTCATTAAGAGTATTGGCTGTACCATTAACCATATCAAAACCAAGGTTAGCTACATCCTCACCAATCACCTGCTGGAATAGCTTAGACAGTACTTCTTGTGCAATGTCAGCACCCATAGGGTCTTCTTTCTTTACCTGACGGAACAGCGAGGAATAGGCTTCCTTCTGTGCTGTAGTCAGAGTTGGGTTGTTAGACATAAACAATGCCTCAATCTCATCAGGTGTAACTGTGCGATTATATGTCTGCATTGTCTTGTCGATTGTCTGTTTAATCTTCCTTACATCTTTACTAAACAAACGGTCAGGACACTTAGCACCACGATGCTCATCGTAAAACTCTTTGTCCATTAGACTTCTAATCAGTGATAATTCCATGTAAATTCTCCATATCTGTCGGGTTACGATATTTAAGGTCATCTGTTAATCGAAGGACACGAACATCGTTCACGTATCCTTTTAATTCTTTTGCCATCTGCAAATTCTTTGGTAACGCATCGGGGTCTAACGCGACTACTGCTGTTGAGAACTGTGCAAGATAACCTTTATGCGTATCAGATAACGATGTACCCAATAGCGCAACCCCGACAAAGGAACCGTAACCAACAACGGCTGCACTCACACAGTCCTCAACAACTACTGCGACTTTACCATGTCCTGAGACATAAGGCAAGCCACTATTTCCATATCTTTTCCATTTGGGTATTCTTTTACCCAATGTTCTGCCAGTGGCATCCACCATCTTGCCACCATGTAGAACAGGAAACACAACTCTATCTTCTTTTACATCATACCACAGACCTAACTCCTCTGAGTCAATGCCCCATTTAGCACACCACCTGTCCATGTACAGGCCACCACTACGAGGTACGATGTACTTGGGTAGGTCAAAGTCATCAACAGCTGCCTGTGAGCCTCCTGTGAGGCTTTTACGAATATCATCTGATGTCAGCCTTACCCTAGTACCACCTCCAACAATACAAGATACCTTGTAACAGTTCCACATAAGTTTACCCATGTTATTAGTAATACTAAAAGTATTTAAACCATTACATACAGGACAGTTCATTCTCTTACTGTGTCCATTAGGAATATCATAGTCATCTGGATTTATCATTTATATGTTCCTTTATATATAGTTATATATATCTATAATAATATTATATATAAATATATATAGTTCGTTGCGGCGTTTGAATGCTTATATCATGCTTTCTTGCGTGTCGTCAAGGCTAATTCTGCACTTTTCAAAGTATTTTTCATGTATGGTTTTACACTAGCAGGATTAACGTGTCCTGTAACCGACATGATTTGTCCCATACCTACACCAGCCTCTACCATTTCTGTCACACCAGTGCGGCGTAAATCAGAAAGTCGTAACTCTTTAGAAAGTCCCGCCTCGTTCATTAGTCTGCGTCCATACTTAGGCAGTTTAGTCAATGAGTAAGGTGAATACTCACCATTAATCGCGTAAGGTCTTGGTGCAACATATTGCTGAAAGCCAAAGTCTTGCTCTTGTTGTTTAAGCATATCAAACAAATCATCCTCAATGGGTAAATGTACATCCGCATGACGCTTAGACTGCTCAATCTCAACTGTCTGTGTTTCAAAGTCAATGTTGTCCCATGTAAGCATACGCATATCACCAAGACGCTGACACCATTCGTATGCCATGTGTGCAATAAGACCTATGTTACGGGTGCTAAAATCGCTGTAGGCTACCTCTAGCAGTCTTTGTACATCTTCCCTACCCCAAACAGTCTTACGCCTCTCCACAGTCCTCCTACGGATGTTTTCAAAGGGGTTGATGGTGCATAGTTCCATACGCAACCCATGATTGAACATTAGCCGTGAGGCAGACATGATGTGATTAGCCATATGAATACCTTTCTCACACCATTGATTGTATGCCTCTTTAGCCATACGAGTAGGAAACTTTTTGTAGTCGAGAGTGGACAGCTTAACACCGTCCACCTCTGTGTTTAACATTACGCTGATGTGATACTTATACTGTCTCTTAGTATCATCTCGTAAGTTCCTGTAATCATACGATTTATAGTAGTCGTCTACTAGGGTAGTTAGTTTCATAAAATATTATCCTCTCTTTGTTTAGCGGTATGTACAGCATGACAATTAGCACATAGTATTCTACACTTACGCATCTCTTTTTTTATGTTTTGTACGGAACCACTCATCATTTTTGCTATATTAGCAACCTTTGTTTTTGGGTCTAAGTGGTCAAAGTGTAATGCACTAGGGTGCTGTTTATATCCACAAAAGGCACAGCCATACCTTAATTTTACCCTATCAACAAAGGGCTTACATTTTTTGTATGCTTTACGATTTAGTTCGCTACGCCTATTGAGATAGGCTTTTCTATTTCCAGACATAAGTAAAGCATGTGTAGTTATCTCTTCAGACATTACGCCACCTCAAGTGATTTGAACACAGGGCTATCCACCCAGCCAGCCACCTCAACCTCACGCATGAACAGTGACTTAGCTTGTGTATCAGTGCCAGTGTTACGCTGGGTGAAACCGTTACGTTCATCTGCATATGTCGCATAGTTGGTGAAGGCAGAGTAGAGTGACCACAGATTGCGTCCACGAGTGCTTACCTCTTGATTATACAGCGTGTACATCTTCTCTGCCTTGCGGTCAGACTTTAACAGTGTCTCTAGCATAGCCTTAACATCTACACTAACTAGGCTAGTGTTTGCCCAGCGTTGCATTTGCTCTGCCTGTGCAGTGAAGTCCTGCTGGGACTTGTGCAGTTCAGTGATGAACCTGTCGAGGCTGAAGTTGCTGGTGTTCTTACGCATCACCTTGTCATGCTTGCCACGAATCTGCCCATTGAGACAGAAGAAGTCGATAGCACCAAAGATTGTGGTGTTAGAGCAAGTACCGTTGACACCATGCAGGGCAATAATGCGCTTCATCAACGTAGTCTCATGCTTGTCAGTGGCAATCTTGGCAGTCACGTTAGGCAGGGTCATGTCCATCATAGCCCAGCCATCCTTG